AATCGCATACTCTTCCTCCGCAGGTCCCTTCATCGTCCACGGCCACTCGGGTGCAGTCTCGGTACGCGGTTGAACCTTGTCGTACATATTTCGCAGGAGGAGTCTCTCCTCAGGCGCAAGGCGTTCAATCATTTCGTTAGTAAAGTTCATCTTGTCTCCAATCTCTATTCTTCTGTAAAACACAAATCCGTTTTCAATGTCACCGCTCAAAAAATGGTTACTGATCGCTCTTGTGGTGGCTGCGTTTTTCGCAACAGGTCTGGGTGGTCTCCAAGACATGTTAGGAATTCAGTTGCCCATGTCTCGCGAACACGGGTGGAATGATGGACTCTTTCTGATGCTGACTGCTATATTGGTTGCAGTTGTTCTCAAATAAACGATCATATTTGATTTAGAGATTTAGTTCTTTCATCACACATATAAAATGGGCATCAACGATAAGAATCTTGAAATGCTTGAAGGTGTATTTAAGCGTTATCCTATCTCATCTGTTCTTGAGCTTGGTGCACAGAATTTTTATCAAAATTATGGACCTGTTCGGTATGGAACGTATGCAGATAACTATTACAGAATCAAGGGTGTTCAAGATTACAAGTGTATTGATCTAAATGGTGAGAATGGAGCACTTCCTCTTGATCTGAGTATTCCACATGCTCTCCCCAAGTTTGATATGGTAACTGATTTTGGTACTAGCGAGCACGTTGCAGTTTTCACTCCCGAAGAAGAGTCTCTTGCAGTCGATATGAAAAATGACACGTGGAAAAATAGTCCAGTCCATCTCACTGGAATGGAGGCATTGTACAACTGTTGGACAACGAAATACAATGCTGCCAGAATTCTTATCGTGAGTGCCAATCCTGCAACAGGACACTGGCCGAAGCATGGGCATTTTTATTACACAACCGATTTCTATCGCGTTCTTGCGTCTCTTACAGGAATGACTCCGGTCTACATCGGTGAACATTATGCAATGGGAGACTACGTGACCGGTAAAGAAGTTTGCTGTGTCCTCAATGTTCGGGGAAGCCACTGGATTTCTCTACAAGAATTTGCGAAAGCGTTTGAACATATTTACCCAAACTAATGTGTTATATAATAAATGTCACGCTTAGCACCAGCTCTGGCTTTCCGAAAGAATGTCTACAGTCAGAATGGAGAGGATGGAATTATCCAAGAACTTCTTCGTCGGTTCCCTTCTCGCACTTACTGGGTATGTGAGTTTGGTACACTGGATGGTATTCAGTATTCTAATACATTCAAACTTATTGAACAAGGAGGTTATAATGCAGTGTATATCGAATCGGATCGCAAGTCCTACCAACAGCTCCTAGAGACATGTTCCAAACAGCCGACTATTATTCCGATCAACCGCGAGGTTGGGTATGAAGGAGACAATAAACTCGACAACATTTTGGCTACAACGCCAATCCCAACAGAATTTGATGTTTTGAGTATTGATATCGACTCTTCTGATTATCACGTTTGGAAGGCTGTGGAAAAATACTCTCCGAGAATCGTGATCATTGAGATTAATTCTTCAATTTCACCAACTGACCCAAATTACATTTATGGTCCAGAGGGAGTGATTGGTACTTCGTTTCTTCCAATGCTTCGTCTCGGAGAATCTAAGGGATACACACTCATTTGTCATACCGGAAATCTGATTTTTGTTCGCAATGATATCGCGCACCTTTATCGCGATCTTATCATTCCAGCGGAACAGTGTTATATTTCTAATTGGTTCTTTTGAACTACCAATTCATCTCGAGTTCTGCGACGCTCCAAAACTCAGAAGTCCCGTCGGGGAGCTGTCGGCGGATCACAAATGGAAGAACACGTTGCTCAATCTCACGTTTCGCTACATTCCAAACAAACATAGGATCCGATGTCTTCAGTCCATCCAGAGACACCAATGGTTTTGCACCCTCCGCAATCTGCTGGGCGCGCATAGCCAGAAGAGCCGTATATTCGTACTTTGAAAAGTAACCCGCAGTGATACGAGGTTCCTTCAGACGACTCACAACATCCTCGCGAAAGATGGGCTTTACCTCGGTATGTTCGGACGTCATTGTATACCTTCCAAGAGAGTATATGTAAAAAGTTTCCGTTTTACCTCTATAAATGCCGAAGGTACCTGATGCATCTATGGCGACAACGTATGCTCGTGTTCGTGCCACCGTCAATCCCGATCCCGAGAAGAAGTCCCGCACATTTGTGGCAACAACGGAGAACAGCTATCTGAGCTCTATTGTTCGCGCTTCTGAGACGCAGAGGTACGCGGAGGGCACTGTTCTTGCGATTGCTCGTTGGAAGATTCCGCAATTTAACGGTAGGTTTTTCCTGATGTAAAGTAAATGCCTAGTCTGTCGGCGTCGGATTATACCAATTATCTGAAGTTCAAGGCTGCAGCAGCAACCCCCATTCGTCCCGCGATTCAGACTCGTGACAATGCAACACTGTCACAGTCCGTTCTCAATGCGAATCTTCTTACAAGCCAGGCTGCACAGACCGTGACGCCTCAACTCACGTCTACATTTGCTTCGGGAAGTACCAATTTTTTGTACACAGGTGTCGATCAGACATTTGTTGTTCCTCCGACGGTAAAAATGATAACAGTGACTCTCAACGGAGCTGGTGGCCAGACTGCGGGCTCCGGGACAACTCCTGGCGAGGGTGGTGCGGGCGGACTCGTGGCTGGAACTCTTGGCGTGTCTCCCGGTGAGGCCCTTACTATCGTGGTAGGAGGAAGGTTAGGATATGGCGGTGGTGGTGCCGCAGGTGCCGCGGGTGCTGGATCTGGTGGTGGTCGTAGTGCAATCCTTCGTAAAGGACTTGAACTTGTAACTGCGGGAGGAGGAGGCGGTGGTGGTCAGAAGACCCAGGGTGGTGTTGGTGGAGGAACCGTGGGAGGAGCAGGTGCAGCAATCGGCGGAGTGAATGCTCCTTTTCAAACGGTCGTGGATAGCACAGGAAATCTCTTCATTGCCAATTCAGCTAGCCACACAATTCTCAGGGTCACGCCTGCGGGTGTTGTCTCGGTGTTTGCGGGAACATCCGGAAGCTCTGGAACAACAGATGCAACTGGAAGTGCGGCTCGTTTCAACGGTCCCCAAGGTCTTGCGATTGACAGCAGCGATAATCTCTATGTTGCCGATACAGTGAATAGGAGAATTCGTAGGATCACACCGGGTGCTGTAGTAACAACTGTTGCTGGATCTGGAACCGCTGGAAGTGCAGACAATGCAACAGGAACCTCTGCAACATTTAATAAGCCCAACGGAGTTGTAGTCGTGGGGACATCTCTGTATATCGCAGACGAAACAACCCGTAAGGTTCGTGCCATGTCACTGACAAGTCCGTTTGCAGTAACATCACCGTATGGATCTGGAACATCTGGAAGCGATGATGGGAACGGAACATCTGCAACGTTTAGCGCTCCTTATGGAATTGCAACCGATGGTACCGATCTGTATGTATCCGATGGAAACCGGATCCGAAAGATCACGATATCAACGACTGCGGTGCTCACGATTGCTGGGTCTGGAACAAGCGGAAGCGCCAATAATGCAACGGGAACGTCCGCAACGTTCAATGCTCCTCGCGGTCTTGCTGTAAGTTCAGGAACGATTTATGTTGCAGATAGTGGCAATAACAGGATTCGTGCCGTGTCTACGGCAAGCCCTTATGCTGTGACAACCTATTCGGGCAGCACTGACGGATACACTGGCCGAACGGTAGCAACTGCGCTGTATAGTGCTCCTAACAGTGTTTCCAGTGGGAACGGATTCCTTTTTGTGTCTGATGGAAACAACCTGATTCGAAGAATCGTTATTTCAACGGGCGTTGTTAGTAACTACATCGTGGATGCAACGGGAGGCACGCAGTCGGTAGTAGGCACAAGTGGGTTCGGAGCTGGAGATGCGTCAGGAACCACGGGTGGAGCAGGAACCACGGGGGATCAGGCGGGTGGCGGTGGTGGTGGATACTTTGGTGGCGGTGGTGGCACTACTCTCGCGGCTGGTGCTGGTGGTTCTTCCTACACAGGTGGGTTCGATATAGTGACGTCCAGTATTCAGGGTGGCGGTGCAGCAGCGAATACAGATGGAAGTGTCACGATTACATACACCTATGCTTTCAAGGAGGTACGTGTCCCGCAGGCAGGAAACGTGAACAATCCCAATGCACTGTCTACTCTCGGATACGCGGGAACCTCGGGTGCTCTGAGTTCTTCTCGCACTCAGCAACCTGGTGGCCTCCCCGTTGGATTCAAAAATTCGCAGGGGACCTACACTCGTCTTCCTCAGAATGCGGGTTGGGTACAGGGTGGTGCCGGAAATGTCTCTTCTGGGCCTAGGCGCTTCTAAGCTGGGCCGCGAGCAAACTGCTTCCAAGTCTTATCACAAGCCCTGCACTGATACATCCAGACAACGTTCGTGAAATCAATCTTCATTCCAACAATATCTGACTCCTTGCCCTGCGTTGAGCACCTCTCATTGGGACAAACCATGTTGCGAAACACGGGAAGAGTTGGGTCAAACTTGATATACGGATTAATAGAATACTGAACCGAAGTATCCTGTTGGAGATCGTGCTCGTACACGACAGGATTCTTCTTTGTGATCTCTTCCTCGTAAGGACACATCAGGCATTTGAGAAAGGCCTTACTGTCCTTCTCAATAATATCGTAAAGCATGTTGTTGCACTGGGTACAGAACTTCATTGTATTATCTGTTCAGTAGATTGCGTTTGATTCGTTTTTCTGCGTTCAAAACGGATTGTTGTCCGCCAAGTTTTCTGGGGTAGTATCATGCCGACTCGCCTTGAAACATTCTTGGAGAAATATCGTATCGAGCCTGGTCAGGGAAAGCAATTTACATTTCAAGATTTCGCAGACAAGCGAAATATGTGGTCACTTACCGAAGATGACCTTAATGAGTTCTATAAGATTTACTTTGAGGAGCACGAGGATTCAATCCCGCACTATCTGACAGAAAAACAAACTGCGATCGGACAACTACGCATTGATCTGGATTTCAAATATGATGGTACTCTTACCGAACACAAACATACTCAGAGTCAAACCATTTCGTTCATCGGGGAATATATGAAGGAGGTATGTAGGTATCTCAAGGTACCCGATACGGTTGATATCTATATTCTGGAAAAGACGAGACCAACCTATGATGCGGTGAACAAGGTATCTCGTTCTGGAATTCATGTCCAGGTTCCTGGTGTTAAAACTCGTTCTGGGGTAGAGCAGGCTATCAAGAGAGGTCTCGTTAAGCGCATGGAGGAGTTCTTTCCCAATCTAGGTTGTGTGAATCCCAAAGGATGGGATGATATTTATGACCCAAGCCCACTGACTCACAATTCTCCGTGGATGGTTCTTGGATCAAAGAAGAATGATGGTCTTCCGTATAAGATCAAGTACGTTCTTGGCTGGGATAAAAGTACAAATTCTGTGTCAGTTAAGCCCGACATCCCAAAAATGAGCATTGAACTCATCCGTAATCTGTCTCTTCGTTCAAAGGCCGATGAAGAAACCGAAATGACCGACTGGGGAAAGGAAAACGTTCATCAGGGAAATATCAACGAAAATACAGGGCATATCCAACGTATTGTAGCGAGGGGACGGTCGGCAGAGAGGAATGAACAGGGTTCGCGCAGTTCTTCCCCAGGAAGAATTGTTATTCCACCACTGTCACAGGAACAGAGAGATTATTACACTGCTCATGTGAATAATCTTGCACCGTTTCGGTATACGTCTTATTCTGATTGGATTTCTGTCGGACAGTGCTTGAAGAATCTTCATCCGGATCTCAACGATCTATGGCATGAATTTAGTGCAAAGGGTGATGGATATAAGTTTCCAGAAACAGAATCTAAGTGGACTTCATTTGGATTCAAGATTGACGGCGCACGACTGGGACTGGGCTCTCTGCGAATTTGGTCGTCAAGTGATAATCTTGAAGGCTATAAGGAGATCGAATCCAGAAATATCGATTCTCTAATGAAAAAGTCAGTTGAAACTAGCACAGAGAACGACGTTGCACAAGTAATTTATGCAAAGTATCGCGATGAATTCAAGTGTGCGAAGTTTGGTCAGAACGTATGGTATCGATACAATGGAAATATTTGGACAGAAACTGATCGTGGTATCGCTCTCCAGATTCGCCTCTCGAAATACGTTGCGGATATGTATCTAGACAAGGAGACTCAGCAGCTCAATATCATTAAGGCGATCGGGCAATGTGATCACGCGAAAGATCCCAAGCCAGAATGTCAGAGTTGTCGAGCCGAACAGGATCGGAAGGCATACAACTCCATTCGTCTCAAGCTCAAGCGCACTGGGTTCAAAGAGTCGGTTATGAAGGAGTGTCGTGAACTATTTCTAGACGAGCAGCTTGCTCTAAAACTCGATGAGAACAAGCACCTGATCGCATTCAACAACGGAGTCTACGATACTTTGACTCAAACCTTCCGCGCAGGTCAACCCGAAGACTATATCAGTTTCTGTACAAATATTGAATACAATGTAGACACGCGCTACTATGAACTTAAGTGTTGGCCGGAGGTAGAGAAGTTCCTGCGTGATATCCTTCCCAACAAGAATGTTCGTGAGTATTTCCTCAAGCATCTTGCGAAGTGTCTCTCTGGCACATTCAATCAACAGTTCCACATTCTGACGGGATCAGGCTCGAATGGCAAGTCTATGCTTATGAACCTCTGTGCTACTGGATTTGGAGATTACTTCTACAAGGCGAATATTGCGATGTTTACTCAGAAGCGTGGAAAGGCTGGCTCTGCATCCCCCGAGATGGTTCGTATGAAGGGTCGTCGTTTCGTGATGATGTCGGAGCCTGATGAAGGTGATCCTCTCTCGACTGGATTTATGAAGGAGATCACGTCCTCCGAGAAGATCATTGCTCGTGACCTCTACGCTGGATCAAAGGCAATGGTAGAGTTTGATGTGCAGGCGAAGTGCCATCTTGCGTGTAACGATAAGCCGAAGGTCAATACCAATGACGGAGGTACTTGGCGCCGTCTTAAGGTCATTGATTTCCCGAGCAAGTTCGTTCACAATCCCAGACCCGGAACGAATGAACTCCCTATGGATCCGACAATTGAGAGCAAGGTTCTGTCTCGTGAGTGGGCGGAGTGTTTCATGGCGTATCTGGTTCACCTCTACACCGAGGGAAAGGGTCTTCATGATCTAGTACCTCCTTCCGAAGTAGATGCGTACACGAACGAGTATAGGGAGGATTCTGATGCGATTGCGAAGTTTATGGGTGAGTACTTCCATCCGCTGGAACCGCCGGCTGGCGATGGTCCAGTGGAGGGTGTTACGTGGAGCGCGATTCAGGCTCAGTTCCTTATGTGGAAGCGTGAGAATGAGGTTCGCGCAAGTATGCCGGAACTGCGGAAGAGAATTGAGATGCAGTATGGCATTCTACCGAAGGGGGGAAATGCGGGTTGGACGAACTTCCGCTTCGGATCTCCTTAATATCCGTAGATTCTAGCGGACTTGCTGCCACGACGGTGCTTGCGACCGCCACGACGAGTCTTGTGCTTCTTACCGCCATAGGAGGTAGTAGGGACAGCAGGAGGAGCTACGGGAGAAGACTGTCCAGTGGGAACAGGTTCCTCGGCAGCAGATGAGAACCAAGTCAAAGGGTTATACCAAGCACCACCACGACGAGTACTACGACGTTTCGCCATTTGTGTTTAGGAAGCTACTTTTTTAATCGCGACGAGCACCGATCTTGGAGAGGAAGTAGGTGCGGAGGACGCCGAGCGCAACAACCGCAACGAAGAAGGAGATCATGAGGTTGACGAGGGCAGTGAGAACCTCGCCGACCTTGAGGTTGACACCCGCAACGGAGATCTGGAATTCAGAAACACCCTTGCCAGCGGCCGCCGCGGGGGCGAGGAGGGGCGCAACAATCCCGTCGGAGAGAGCAGTGAAGAACTTGGCGACGACCGAGCCAAGGTAGATGGAGGTCGTGATGATGATGATATCCTTCGTATCGAGCATTTGTTTGTAGCAGCAGAGAAAAAACGGATTTGGTTCCTCTCCACCAAGAGATGCCGAAGAAATGATGAAAGCCATAGAAGCAATTTGGGACTATCAGTCCTCCCCCAAGAACGTACTTGCTACACTGCAATTCTATTACAAGTTTCACCCAGACGATGAGAACGAGATACGAGAGAAATTTGCAGAACAAATGTATACAGAGGTTCTGTATGGAGGCGACTGTATCCGCGACGATGATGGGGAGGTTCTCGTTGAGGAAACGATTGAGTGGAAAAAAGAAGAAATTGACGACATATTCTATTACCAACATACGGGTCCTTCGTGCGAGCAATGAACCGTATGAAGAAACTGAAAGAAGAACTGATGGCGGCTACGTGGCATCCGCGACGCATCGAGCGAATTCTGGAACTTGGAGGACACGATGCGCTAGACAACTTTGCTGGACTGTAACCGCTTCTGACGATATCGTTTAGTTTGTTCTTTATATTTTTCTGGATTTTTCAGTCTCCACTGATATAGTCTCTCGCGCTCACTATCAGCGTTCAACTTACGCCGCTGTTTTCCATATTCAGCATCACTCGCTTTCTTTTCGTCTCGCGTTATTATTGGTTTATTGTGATTAAGGCAGAGTTGAGAACCAATATGTTTGAGAATTTCTGCCTTTTCGGTAGCAAGCATTTCTCGCCTACTTTCGACTTCAATTTCAGTTAGACTGGACATTTCTGCTTTATCCCATCCAATGTTTCGGAAATGCGTATATAGAGGTGAATTTAAGCGATGGGGTTCCTTAGATGCAGAGCGGTGTTTCTTGAGGCGATACGCAAGTGTATGACTTGTTGAACCTATATAAAATTTACCAGTCTCCCGACATTGTAACTTGTAGATACAGACTTTCATTATCTTTCCGTATGAATAAGTGTGAAGATGGGTTACGACACCAGATTCTTTGGTCCAAGTGCATGGCAACTTTTTCATTTGGTTGCCTTCAAGTCCGAGCACCCCGATGATGTGCTCAATGATATGAAAGATGTATTGCCGTGCAAGTTCTGTCGCGAGTCTACGACGCAGTTCGTGAAGGAACATCCGTTGCGAGGAGATCCTGGCAAGTGGCTGTACGACATTCACAACATGGTGAACGATAAGCTGCGACGCCAAGCGAAAGATGATCCGACAGTTGTGCATCCTGGTGACGACCCCAGTTTTGAGGAAATCAAGAAAAGGTACGATGCGATGAAGCCCACAGCTGTACCTGGTCGTGACTTTCTGTTTACGATTGCACAGAACTACCCAGAGCATCCCGAGGAAACCGATATGGCAACCCACCGCACCTTTTTACATCATCTAGCAGAAGCCTATCCGTTTGAGAAACTGCGAAAGGTGTTTCAGAAACATGTAGAAGACCACGAGCCCGAACTCGGATCTCGCAAGGAATACACGCATTGGATGTATGGACTGTTGAAGCACCTCTCGGAGGTCATTGGAGTACCCATGCCTACCTACAAAGGATACTCGCACAGGGCAGCGTATTACAGGAGCGGTTGCTCCAAAAAGACGTACCATGGAAAGACCTGCCGGAAATTAGCAGGTGGAGGAAGAACAAAAAACAGAGATCACAGAAAAACCTATCGCGTATCACATGCGCCGCTTCTTCGTTAAGCGCTTGCGACTGGCCCGACGACGAGACTTGCGACGACCCATGCCATAATGGGCAGGTGGGTGAGGAGGGCCTTCATCTGTAGGCTTGGGCTTAGGTTTAGGCTTAGTGGGAGCGGGAGCCGAAGCGCCGCTTGTGGGTTTTGCTGGTGGCGCGCCTGACATTTATACGTATTGTACGACGAGTTTTACGCCTACGACCAACTTGACGGGGTGGAGAAGAACCACTGGGACTTTGAGGGTTTGGATTCCCCACTCCTACACGAACGGGTCTAGCCGGTGGAGGTTGAGGTCTTTCAGGTCTCGGCCGCAACACTGGAATTCGCGGTTGATCTCCTGGTGGAGATGGCATTTGTATTCAAAAGAGAAACCTTCTGTCTGGCGTATCTCGCCGAATAGAAGGACTTCTTGTCCCGTGCCGATTTCTTTGACTCCTTCCGCGTCTTCGGCTGTGACTCCATTATGTGTTAGAAATGTGTTGTCTTTTAATGCTTGCGAGAGTTGCGCTTGGCCTTGCGGCTGTTGCGACGCTTGCCACCGGTGGCGGGACCACTGGAAACATCAGCAGGGGAGAGAGCGGCACCGCCACGACGGGTCTTCTTGTAAGTCTTCTTGGCCAGCTTGAGGACCTGAGACAGGGACTTGCCCTTGTTGGCGCGCATCGTCTTCTTCACGTGCGACATCCACGCGCTACGCTTGCCGCCTACGGATTCTTCGGTGGTGGGTTCCATTTTTGTTTTTACGCACGAGAAGATTTAGCAACGAAGCCAGGGGGGTCACGAGCAAACAAATTCCACTGGCAGCCAAACGCAAGTGGTGTATTGGGGTTTGCAGTGATTGTTTTCAACTCAGGTTGAGGAGAAACAAGAACAATGTGGTCGTGAGTGTAGCGCTTCAACTCTTCGGGATCGCGAGGGTGTAGAGCCTGCTGGTATGTGAGGCGGCGTATATTGGAATTAGACCAAGACATATCCAACAGAGGGTCTAGAGCACTTCCATGTACATTTCCACCGGAAACGATCACGAGTTTGTTTGCAAGTGAATCGATGGGTGCAGTCTCAATGGAGACGTTTTTGTTGGTAATCAGATGATGGCGAGTAATTGTGGTGAGATGCTCGGCAACCTTATTGAGAGTCACACTCTTATCGGTGTGAGACACGATGGAAAGAATAAACGGATCTTTGGAAGGGAATGCATCATTTGTGATATCAATGCAAACCTGTTCAAATGAAACGTTATTGTCTGTGAAATCACGTCCACTGTTTTGCGGGACCATAGATACGACAGGCTGGTCACGTTCATCGGAATAGATATGTACTTCAAGGAGACGAACACCACGAGCGATTGCAGAGGGGATGTCTTCATAGACAGAACCCGCAGCAGTGTAATCACAGAGACGTCCTCGTTTCATCGCGACGGATCCTGCGAGAAATGTATCGTAAACTACGTACACAAGAAATGCCGCTAATAGGGCTGCCAAAAGCACCTTCTTCATTACTTACTCGTTTGATTCTATTTTAGGCATGCGGAACAGAAGATTGCGGAACCCATTAATAACATCATCGGGAATACGAGTTCCCATAGGTATATTCATCAGACACGCGTAGTGAAAATAGACGCAATACATACCGCATTCCGAATCCTTGTACTGATGACGAGTCTTGTTGTAGGTGAGCTTCATTCCATTCTTATGGATACCTGTTTCATCCCACTGCTTCTTCCAACGGCGCATAAGCTTTTTGATTTCAGGTTCCGGCTTCATCGCATACGAATCAAAGTAAGTAAATCGCGGATATTCAAGTTCAGGACGGATATCGCAAAACACTGCAACCCAGTGCTGGCCAGGTCCATCGTGAGGATCTGTGTTGATAACAATCCCAATTCTGTGTTTTCCTTTCTTATAGAGCTCTTCTAGTTTCATAGCGCACAAAGCAGATACGAGACATTTGCGAGTCTCATCTTGAAGGTCAAAGTCAATGGGAACAGAACCAACATAGAAATAATCGGGAAATACCTCTTTGTAGTTCTTCTCAATCGCATCAATGTCATCACTCGACAACCATTCGTAGCGATTCAACGACCATTCTTTCGGAGCGCGAGGACGTTTCAGGAGAGAAGCAACAATACATTCTGCACGACCTGTTTTGCATTTCGCACGAAGACGGGCCTGAAGTTGCTCCCATACTTCTTCTGTGTCTCCTTGCGGGATTTCGGCTTCTTTGGGATGTTCTTTGTTGTAGACCTTCCGGAGATTTTCCACCTCGTCGGTATCTAGCCAAGACATTCTATTGTTATAAGCAAATGGAAGAACTTGTTCAGGCCGTCCTTGCAGGGGTCGCAGAAGCAAAAACAAAGGGTCTTTCTAGATACGAATACTTCTTTGCTCGCAACTGCTGTGAGTGCAACATTGAACTCGAGGCACTCGTGCGAGAACAACTCCCGAATCACGGAGTCAATTATTTGACAACCACGCACCCAATTCGTGGTGTAGAAAAGCGACTTATCATTACTTGGTAAAAACGGATTTTTAAAGTCCTTCAAAGAAAGAAGTACAATGGAGACTCTTGCATCCCCTCTTAAGCGTTATGTGGAGATCACGAAGAAGCTGAATGAAGTCAATGCAACCGCACGGGGCCTTCGGGAGGAGCGTGGATCTGTGGAGCTGGACCTTGCTGCTGCCTACGGAGAGAAGGAACTCCCCGAGAAGATTGAACTGAATCAGTCTAAGATGGTGTTTGTAGTCAAGAAGCCTCTGGAATGGAAGAAGGGTTGGACCCTTTCCAAAAAGCAACTGGAAGAGTATCTGCTAGACATTCTTCCCGAGCACGGAGAAGATGTCTTTCGCGAGATTGTGCGTCGGCATGAGCCGAAGTTGGTGGCGAAAGAGTATTCGTTTGATTTGAAGTCTATTTCAGAGGAATAAAGTGTTTCGAAGTCTGGGGTGCCTTGAGTGCCTGTTGCATTTCTGCGAGCATCTCTTGCAATTCTAAGATCGTGTGTTGGGTTTGTTGGATACTTTTTTCCGGCAGGAATCCGTGTTGGATTCTAGTCAGGTGCGCTCCAACTTCTTGGTTCACGCGTAAAGCCCGAAGTGCCAGTGTGTACAAAGGTTTCACCATCAAT